AGTGTAAAACATTATATCCTAACTTTACGGCATATCCTCCTAGAGCTACTAGAGACCAAGATTTTCCACCTCCCGGATTGCCAAATATAAGGCCAAAATCTCCATTTCCCAGTCCGCCCTGGAGTAGATTGTTAACCAGTTCCCAAGGTGTAGGTATAATAGCTCTCGAGTCTTCTCTATAGCGATCTTCAATATCTTTAACATATTCGTGTCCTAAATTTTTATCATTACCTGCTTTTAAAGCATTGTCTACTAAATTTCTAATACCGTCAAAATCTCCAGCCTTAAGTAAATCAACAGATGTTAATAGTGCTTTCTTTAATTGTTGGTTTTTACAGAAATTTGTAAACTCCTCCTGTACATATTGTAAATCTGCATCTGAAGATATGTAAGCTTGTTTAAGTTGATCTTTGATCGATATTTGCAGTACCTCATTTTCTACTTTTTGTAATTCAATTTTAAGAATTTCTAGAGTAGGAACTGTATGGTACTTATCAAAGTAATTTAAAATCTCACCAACACACCATTTTACTGCTTGATTGTCAAAATATTCATCCGAGATAATGTCATGGATGTTTATTAGAAATTCTTTATGTGTTAATAGAGAGGATAATACCTTAATTTGAAAATCGTGTCCGTAAGCACTAAGAGAATTTAATGTCATTTATTTTTGTAACCTTTAAAATGTAAGAAATTATCCTTCAACCAGTAATCTACGTTTTTAATCATTCCACCTAACTTATCTTCCTCGTACATTATAGTAAAGTTCTTAGAATTAAGTTCAGGTAGATCAGATTCAACCAAATTGTTAATATAAGCTATGTCTCGTTCATCCACCATCGGCTTCGCTAAATTCATAATCTTATAATTGGTTTCCAATCGTTTCTGGTCTTGTAATATTCGTGAATATACTATATGATCTTTAAATTTCCTAGCCGAGATTTCAAATATATCATCTAAAGTAAGTGGTTCGGTTTTTAGCTCAGGGAATTTTTTAAATATACCCTTTTGACCTAATCCTTTAACTCCATGTACTTTATCGGAAGCATCCCCCAGTAGTGTTTTGTACAAAATAAAATTTTCAGCTAATACATCAAATTTTTCTAGTACTGTTTTTGGGCTATAGTATTCTTTTTCCATTGGGCGATATACTACAACTTTATCATTTACTAGTTGAATAAAGTCTTTGTCTGAAGAAACTATGAATACTGTGGAATTATATCTTTTAACCAAATCCATGGATAATACCGCAATTATATCATCTGCTTCTACCTTATCAATGGCTATGGTTTTAACAGGTAATTGCTTTATATACTGGATTAGACGCACAATTTGATCAACTTTAGAATCGTGTTCATCATCTAAATTGTCAAATATTTCCCAATTGGTTACCCTTTGAGTATGCCGTTCAGATTTGTACTCGGGGACAAGGTTTTTTCTATTGCTAGAAGACCCTGCCCCATCGAATACAACATAAACAGCAGTGGGATTAATTTGTTTAACCAAAGAACCTAATGAACGGAGGAACCCACCTAATCCCCCGACATGAATCCCATCGGGGTTTACCATGTTTAACATTGCAAAGTTTCTAAAGAATAGATTTAATCCATCTATCAATAAAACTCTATCGTGTCTTTTAGGTAAGGATTCGATCCCCTCCTCCTTGATATCATCAAGAAGTTTAAATAGTTCTTTATGTTTCATGTTATTCTGGTTCGTGTGCGAACTGAGATACAGTAATTGTTGCTTCCTCGTTTTCTTCAATTATGGAGAAATCACCACCTCCCAAAATACGAGCCCATTCTTCGGCATACATGTTTTTGTATTCTTTGATAGCTTTTTCATCATCCATAATAAACCCATGCGGAGTCATGATAATCTTACCTCTGGTAGTAATACCATTAACGTGGTTTTTATCGATTTGAAGATTTGTACGTTTAGCAAATTCTACTTCTTTACCATTTTTAATGGCTTTGATTTTGTTAGTACCAGCAGACATAACATTTCCAAATGTAATTACAAAAGTTGCATCATACCACATTGCATATCCACCTTTATTCATCAGTTTGGGTTGACCCATTGGTGATTCAGGTTTTAGAGTCCATACCTTATTTACTACCACAAGTGTATTAGTGTAAGGTGATGATTCTTTACGAGACATTACAATCTTTTGGTTTACGTTATTGCCAAATTGAGTTGACATAGCACCTGCATTCCATTCGTTATTATTTTTGTTGGAACGAATTGATAGATCACAAGGAATGGAACCAATACTATCCCACAGAAACAATAGATCATAAGGTAGATTACCTTTCTTCTGCTCATCCATCAAATCCATAATAAATGCCGCAACGTCTTCAATAGAATTTAATGTTTCTCGATCAACATAAATAAAATTACCTTCATAGTCAATAACTTCATTTGTTTCTGGATCTCGAGTAATGTTAATATCTAATCCCATTTGCACTGCATGGTCCCAATTCCATTTCATTTCTGTAATAATGAATACTGGTAAAATACCATTGGTTTGGGCTGATACCGCTGCTTCAATCATTGCAGTTGTTTTGCCTGTATCAGAGTGTCCTCGGAGCATAACAATATGGCCCATAGGAATTCCGGGGATAGAGCTAACTTCTTGAAAAGCAGGAGATAAAGGAATCCACTGTTGATCTTTAAATTTAACGTTTTTATCTAAGCCCTTCTTGGTTTTAAATTTACTTAGATCAAAGTTAGATTTAATTTCCGCGGACACTGCCGCGGAAAGTGATGTGTTTCTTTTTTTAGCCATAAATGTTAATCTTCGTCCTCAAACAAGGCGTTGAATTGATCTCCTTTAGATTGTTTTACTTTAGTAGTGTTCAAGCTATAATTGGCTTGTTTTTTAGGTTGTGTTTCTGGCTCTTCTTCCCAAGGCAATTTAAGAGCAGGAGCTTCATCCTCAAAGCTATCATTAGCCTCGTCAATAATATCACCTTCTTCAGCCTCATCTCCAGGAGACAACCATTTTTCCAGAGCAGATTTCATTTCATCAAACGTATATTTTTTAAATGAATCTGTTGGGTTAGGTTGTTCAGCCAACCAACTTTCTACTTGAGCTTTATTTTCACTCAATGGGGAGGTTTTCAACTTAACACGTACTGAAGATTTATTGTATGGAGTACCTGTTGATTCAGGTCCTGAGGTTTCAACTGTAATGTCTCTACCATTTACAATATCGGTATAATCACCAATTTCTTCATCCATAGCTAAGCTTAGCAATTCTTCGTACACTTGTTTTCCAAACTGCCACAATCTAACACCCAAATCTTCTTCACCACGTACAATTACGGGTACAAAAATACGAGCTTTAGGGTCAAGTTTTTTAGCTAATACGAAATTTTCCTTGTTGTATTCGCCTCTAAGTTTTGCGGCAAATAGAGCAATCGGATCCTTTTCTCCAAAATTTATAGGAGAAATCATAACTTTGTTTGTAATACCGTAATAAATTTTAAGTTCCGTGAACGGGTTTGATTTGTTAAAAGCCGAAGGAACAATACGGATTTGTTGTTTTCCTACCTTAGGGGACCAATAAATTTTAGAGTAATCGGTTTTTTCCTTAGGTGATGTTTTCTGTTGAAGACCATCTAACTTCTTTTTCAATAGTGATAAATCCATAGATATAACTGTTTATGTTTGCAACTGTAAATATAATAACCCTTTTCCTGAAATCCAAATTATATCTCTATAATCTTAAAGATTTTTGTGTTTAGTTGGTTTAACTCATTGTGCTGAGTGAGCAAGATACAATTCTTGTAGTGGTTCCAATTAATAGCAAATTTAGTATCAACTACACCACCATTCAATTTTTTAATTAGCTCGTTTAGAGCATTAATTGTATATAGGGTATTTGATTCCTTCTTTCTGTGAACCAAAATAGTATTTTCTGGAATGTAGCTTACGTTTGCGTGTTCAACATTGTAGGTAATAACATACTCCTCTTTACCTATAATTTCCAAAACAAACATTTTATTGTATATAATACTGTATTTGGCTTTTATATCTTCAATTAGTACATCCAGATTTTTAGGGTCTGTGAATGTACAAAATAGCTTATTGTTCAAATCTTTTATTGTATTTAAATCCGTGATAACATCATATTGCGGATTATACATATTAGTTGCTCTTCCCAAAGTCGTAGTCATAACCTGTTTTTTCTTTTGTGTTTAGTTTGTATTTTTTAAATATATTTTGTATTTCTAGCATTTCATTCTGTTCTTGTTCATCCCAATCCAACAAAAACGAATCATATGTGTACAGAACCAATTTCGTATTCTTTCCCATTAAGATACGCAACATATCCCACAATATCAAGATATTCTGAGCTGTTTCGTATCCTTGTAGCAAATAATTAAACAATTTTTGTGGGTTCATCTCACCCACATTATTTTTTTCAATTTTATATCCAGAGATTGGCACCTCTATACTTCCCGTGTTTTCAAATTGCTCCCAGTTTTTCTCAATATATACCTGGCTTTTCTTAAAGAAATCAATATTTTTGTAAGATTCAAAAACTCCTCCATATAACTGTTTGAATGTGAGTTCTTTTGCCTTTGCATAGTCCACTTTATATAAGGCAGCAAAATGAGCATGAATATCATCAACGGGAAAAACATAATCAATGAGACGAGCAGCCAAGCTAGGATGGTAAGCAGAAATATCAATTTCAACAAATTTATCGTTACGTGGTATAAAGCTTTTTCTACAACCGTTTTCTTTATTAAGCGCCGCATAGTTAATTCCTCCAAATGTGTTTGATGGTCTTGTTGTTGTTGTTTTTAAATTGTATTGTGTATAGACAAAATCCGAATTTGTTTTAGTAAAATAATTTTCAAATTTGGGTTTATTTATGTGTAGGCCGTTTTGTTCAATAGCGTTAAACACTACTGTTACTTTATTGTTAAAAAACTTGTGATATTGTGTTTTAGGCTCACACATGTTTGGTAGCAAATCATTATACATTTGTTCGCATACCTCATAATGTTTAACAATAGGGATAATTTTGTTTATCTCCAAGTTTGA